AATCTGTGCGACTGTATTTGAGTACTCGATTGACACACGCTCCTGCGAGCCGCCAGCTGATACCACAACAAACTGTCCTGTTGGCTTGGATACTGCAATTTCAAAATAGCTAGCAACACTGTTGTAACCAAAAACTGCCCACCCAGTGTCGGTGCGTTGAACAATTACTCCACTATAGGTCACTTGTTCAAAAGGTTGATTTTGATACAACAAAACCTGATAACTTTCGTCTGGCAGCAACAAGCTGTTGTTTGTACCAGTTGGAGTTGACCGTTCAGAGTAAATTTTTAAATAATTCTTATCAGTAAATGCTGCTGTGCGCCAGCAAAGTCTTACATCAACATTGGCCAACGTTCTAGATAACAGCGACGAACTATCAACGCCTCGCTGTTGATTATAATCAATAATCCAGTTGTTGTAGCTGGCTTTGCTAACCCCATTGCCGTATAACGGTGTCAGGTTACTGGCTTCAAGTCTGTAACGGTTATCCCATAGATACTGTTCAATGCCAGTGTTGTACACATAACGATCACGATCAGCAAACAGGCTAAAAAATTCAGCTGGTTTTGTTAATGCCAACAAGCGCATGACTGCAAACGGCCAAGCTGAACTGGTTCTCCAGGCGTTTTCTACAGGACCATCATCACCAAATGTCCAACTACGACGGAAACTGGTTGCATCATAGTTTCCAACTGTAGACTGCAACGGATCCAACAGTGCACCTTCGGTACCTGCTGGGATAACAGTTGTTAAGCCTGGACGAGCGTATCGCGGATCAATCCTTGGAGACAACGGATCTGCAATGTACCCACGTTCTAGGTCGCGCCACAACACCAAGTTTCCTGATGTGTATGGTGCAGGACCATATGCATCCTCCCACCAATACGGTTCTTGACTAAAACCTAACATTTCCCACGGAGTAGTGTTGGGTGTGATAGTATCATAGAAATATTCATAGATACCACGCCATGCACCCAACAAAGGTTGCGCGGTGAGACGGTTACCACTCTGACTATAGTTGTAGGTGAATGGATTGTTTGGTAGATAGTTTTGTGAAGTATAATCCAACTTGTTCCAGCCAACCCATGATAGAAAATCTGGCAACAAGATTGAATTAATTTCAGTTAATGAATAGTCGGTTGTGCGGAACTGCCCAGGGATTACATCATCTGCGTCTAATGGCACCGGTGTAACAATTTTAAGGTTGTTGAAAATACGAGTCTCAAATTCCAGCAACACATTGTCGCGGTAGTCACCAAACGCTATGGTAATTGACCCATCGTGTCCACGAATCACCAACGTCGGCTCAACGTATGTTTCGTCTAGATAAATTTCTGGACGGTACGCTGGGTACAAGCCCATCTTTGTGGGCGTGTTGGGGATAAAACTACCATACGTAGTATCGTATTCTCGAATTGTAATTAAATCACCAATGGCCAGCGGTGCAGAGATTGTGATTGTTGCGCTGTTGGTAGAAACAGTGTAATCATACCCACGAGTTAGAATTGTACCATTTAAATAAACCAATACGCTCTGGAAATTGGACTGGGTAAAATCATAAACTTTATTAATACCAAATACATCTGTGCTGACTTGCGAGTAGGTATAGTTGATTTCTGTGTATGTTTCGCCACCTGGAATCATGTCACTCCAGTAAAACGGAAACATCTCAGTCTTGCCAAGAGTCATTTCTGACAGCACACTGTCTAGTACTTGGGTTGGTGTTGAATTAATAAAGTCGCCTTGGCCCGCAAGATCGGTCAATCGAGCTTTGTACTTGCTGTACTCCTGATTGCTAAAGGTCAGCGAATTAAACAATTCATATTGCGGGTCGCGCAGATACACACCGGGTAATACCAGCGGTGATGAATGTTGCACAATGTTTGTGCCGTAAGGAATAATGTCGCCGAGATCGCGAGAATTGTTAGCACCGTTAATTACCCCCACTAGACCACGTAAATTTTGTCCAATACTATCGTAGTGTGTGCGAATTGTGCCAAGTGTGAACTGTGGGCTGTTTCCGTTTGGAGCATTGTTTTCTAAATTCAATGGTACTTGATAGAATCCAATCTTGCTAGCATAGTTGCTGATAACTTGCAGTTCAATTATGGTGTTTACCGGAATCGTAACATTGAATGTTATAGTAGTCGACGTGTCGCTTACTGTAGTTGAGTACTTGGTAGTATCAACAAATACTCCATCGGCAAACACTTGCACTGGTGGGTAGACTGAACTAGTGTCAACCGGAACGTCTAATATCAGCGGAGTTGCGTCATAGGTAAATCTGAACACCTGGCGGCTACGATTTTTAGCTGCCGCTGGTTGCCAGCCCAGTTGACTAGAGAATGATGTGCGATCAATGTACTGACGCACAAATCCTGTGCTGATAGCCTGGGTTGTGCTGGTTTTGTCACGCACGTAGATAAATGTGTCGGTGTAAAGATAATTAGAAAATAGTATATCGCCAACGTTGTTGATGTTCAAAAACTTTAGCGGGAAGCCCAGCACAACGTCGGTAACTGACTGGCCGCCATCAGTGTAACCAAACAATCGACTACCAGTAAAGGTAGTGCTAGGATATACTGCACGATCACCAAAACTAAATCCATTGATGTCATAAACATCAAATAGCGGCGCTTGATTTACTTTGGTTTTTTGCTGTGCCAACTGCCATGTTACACCATTAAACCAAAAGCTTTTGCCTTGTTGATTTAGACCGTTTAAACTCACCACGGTCTGATCATATAGCGGATTGCCATCAGCAGCCGGCACTAGATCAATAATCAGTGTTCCAGAATTGGTTGGGTCAATAAATCTAACTGTGTAAATTTTGTTTCGCACTGCCGGATCAATGTCGGCTGCAAAAATTACACGAGTACCATTCAAAAAGTTGTAGCCATCTACCCCATATCCAGTCTGTCCGTTGACATTGCCAAGTGCGTCGGTGGTTTGAAAGTCAATGATATTAACTGGCTCTTTGGCCTGTGTGCCAGTGTTCCAAAGGTCAAGATTTGCCCGGAATTCAATGATTGGTCGTTTTGCACGTTGGTCATTATTGACCACTGAAGGTTGATTGTTTCGTTCAGCACTGTAGTTGATAACATCAATGTGGAACCAACGGTTGCAACGGCTCCAAGCGTTTCTACTTTGACTAGAGCGGTTCTGTACCAGGTAGTCTGGTACCAACGGTGAATTTAAATTTGCATCGTATCCGCCGGTATCATACGGAATGCTTGAATATGGAACAAGTTCACTTGTTGTGTATGTTTCAGGCGTGATCATGTCGGACACTGGCACAAGCCGTATTCCGTTGCCTAATGCCGCACCTGCAACTGAAGCAGTTGGTAACGGTGCACCTTCTGGTGCCCCTGCTCCAAGATTAGCAATGCTTTCATCAACTGAATCATAAATGTATTGTTGAAAATCAGTTGACGAGGCCAGGCCAGTAATCTTTTGGCCATTGTACACGTGCCAAGGACCAAAATATGCTTGCCCGTCAACAAATCCAACTTTGGCAATTGATCCAGGGCCTGTGCCCACTCCTTCAACATAGTATTCTAGATTTTCATATCCAGCAGGACTCGTGACTCCGCGAAATTGTACTTTTAATCCATTGGTAAACACTACACCATTTGGGCTGGTATAGTTTTTGGCTCCAATAATTTCGTTGATGTCAATTGGCGCCGACGCATCTGCATCAATTAGTCTAATCTGACCAAAAATTTCTGGGTTTACACTATCTTGATAGTACAATGTATCTTGTATGGCCGTCAACAAAGGTTGTTGTTCAAAGTAGCCAGTGTCGGCTTTGTACCAAACTGTACTGCTGTATTGTGTTCCGTAATCAATGCGAAATTTAGTCAGTGCTGGAACTTCAGCAATGCTACTAAGTTGCATAAATGGCTGACCGTCGTTATCGTAGACATAGTTGATTTGCCAAATGCTGTAACGCTGACTTTGTAGTGTTATGTCAGTGGTTTGGTCAAACAAAATTGAATCATATGTACCAAGTGCACCTGTGTCTCCAGTGTTTATTGGATCAAACTGTGTGTTAATTTGCCAGCCACCAGCAGCTGGGTCAGAAATCTGATTTGTAAAAATTATTGTTCGACCATCTAACTCAGTGATACCATCAACCCCAGTGGGATTGGCTGCTAGGAATGCCGACACGTATATATTGTTGAGTTGATTGAATTTTAATTCTGGCGCAACTAGGTCAACTGGTGCCCGTGTGTTTAGAGCATAATAAAAATCTTGAGCATTTTTTAACGGAACATCAAAGGTGATAGTACCAACATCGTCGCCGTTGTTGGTTACACCGTATACATCTCTGCTGCTGATATTTGGTGTTTGCGGTAATCGACCATTAATACCAGGCGCGGCTTGAATCCAAAAATTGTAACCAAGTTGATTGACATCAAATGTATATGATCCACCACGTGCTAGTGTGATGACTGGATTGTTACCTAGGACTCCAAAGAATTGATATGCTGTGTCTGTTCGAGTAACTGCAAAATCATCAGTCAACAACACATCACTGGATCCAACATCAACTGATGACGGTCCTGTTGGCAACCAATAATATTGGCTGTAGTTATTGAATTTATCAAGGTCGCAGAATGGATCCCACGAATAGTATTCGCTTTCAAACAACCGATCTTGACGTGAGACATCGCCTTTTTGCAAATTCAATGCATCAATTATGCCCGGATATGTCATTACATCACGAGCACGTGATGTGTTGGGGTCCAACAATACCACACCGGGCTCAAGCTGATAGTCTGTACGAGTTGCAGTTGGTTCTGTCAAATATTTGTCAGCAGGATTTACGCCTGGACCAACTCGACGCCCCACGTATCCTTGAGTACGATTAACATTGGGTTCCTGGGTTAATTGGTCTAGGGTTGCTGCCAAAAACTTGCGGTTCGTACCTGTACGAAAAATCTCTGGTAAAAGATCAACGGTTCTGTGTAATGCCATTAGTAGTTACTCCCACCATTAGTGAGTGGTGTTGTTCCAGTTTGTCCAATCGTGATGCCAGGCGCACCAATTGAGGTTACTGGATATAATCCTGATACCGAAGTTTGACTTCGGATATTGCTTTGTGTTAGTGCCGAAATTACCTCGATGTCGCTGACAGTTGCCGCGCTTACAAAAATTTCATTTGGTGCTGATCGTATTTCATACAAGTCACCAAAACTTTTTAGAGGGTTGAGTGGCACCAACACAACTGAACTGATTATGGATCCTAGTTGTCTGTGCAGATAAGCAGCCAATTCTGAGAAATAAAAACTATCACCAAAATCCCATTTGTCAATAGTAAAATATTCATTAATCTTGGCAACAACTTGACTCTTGATTTCGCTGTCACTTGCAACTGTGTTCAAAGCCTTGACCACTTTGATAATGCCCTGTAGTTGCAAGGGTGCTTTGGCTCCAAACAATGGTTTAAACGTTACTGAATTAAAAACAATGTTGTCTGAAATCATTTTGTAGTCATCAAGAGTTGAATATGCTGTAGTTAGCTGTGCTATATCTGGTGGTGCTGGTTGTGGCACTGTGCCAGTGGTGTCAGTAATGTAATTTTGATACGCTGTGTAGTAGCTTTGAGTCACCAAGTACATATCAATAATGTTGGTGGTGCCTGGATCAATTATGTTTGTTAGTGCACTGTTGTGACGATATTGGAACGACAGAGCACCGCGTCCTACCCGAGCTATGTAAGAACTCAACTCAACTAGTGTTCGTTGTTGTATTCCATTCACAAACAAAACTTCAAGTTGATAAAACTTGTCTGTGGATGTGGTGTAAAATACTTGTCCATTTACATACTCGCTCTTGACCAATTCAACATCATCGAGAGTAGCGTACCTGCTGATCACCACTCCTGGTTCTACTGGCAAGTATCTTTCAAGATCATCAAAATCTACTGTCTGACGGAAAAATACCAGTTTAGTTGATGGATCAACTGATGGTTCAACTATGGTATCAAAGAAGTCAGGATCATCTGCTATACCATCGCCATCGCTGTCCACATAACTGATGTCAACTTCGTAATCGTTAACATATCCATCGCTTTGAATGGGTTGCCCAATGATGTCCATGACAATATCAGATGGCAAAGGCTCGTTTGTGTCAGGCTTGGAATTTATTTTCAACACCTTGATATAGTCATTGATCACTGAACCAGTTGTGCTGTCATACACTAGGCCGTTGCCATCATAGTAAAATCGAGTTTGCAACACGCTGGCAAATTTATAGTCTAGACCACGAGAGGTGACCACATAGCCTTGGCCATTTGTGGTAAACTGAATCAGCCAACTTGCATCAAGATTTAACCCTTGGGTGTTTTGTGCGTAACTCAAACTAAATGGCGATGTGGATGCTAAATTGGTACTACTAATTAGATACCAAGTGCCGTTTAGGTTATCAAATCCAATGCCGAAATTACGGAATAGTTCAATTTGTTGAATCATGCTTTGTTGCAAGGTCAACGGCAGTTGATTGATAAATCTTGGAATTACAACCTGCGCAAGTGCGCCAGTTGGTACAAAATTGTTAAGAGTTACTGGACCCACACCGTTGGGCAAATTGCCCAGGCCTTGCGCAGTGCCATCAACCACTACTGAAGTAACTGATGCCCAGATTGTTAATTTCTCGTCAGCGCGAGTGGGTGTGCCAGTTTGCAACCGATTGTTGGCATCAAAAAATTGACCCGTTGGAGCTCTAAATTGTACCAAGCTGCCAACTGTTATGTATTTGGCATTGTTGTTTGTGTACTGACCAAGTGGTAACGGTGTTTTCTGCGGACCATAGTAAAAATAGCCGCTGGTTTCATTAACTAGGCTTGTGGATTGATTCCATCCTGCGCCGATTACAGTCAGTGGCGGACGAGGAAAATTTTCATAATAAAATTGCAACAAGCTACGGCCTGCCACAACTGGGTAAACTGATCTACTCAATACATCAACAATGTCATTACGATTGAACCAACTAAACTCAAAACTAGGCAAAACATTTTCGCGATAAATTACACCATCGCTGGCAAAGATATTGGTACTAGAATATTTGCCAGTGACATCAGTGAGATCAATATATCTTGAAGAGCCAATGCTGCTACGTACAACAGATTTGCTCTTGATGATTGAGTTAAATTCAGTGAACGGGAAGTTGTTATAATCTTCGCCGTTGACCATGCGGTTCTGTGTGTAGTAACGTGCAGGGGCACGTTGTTTGATCTCTGCTAGAGATTCTCTAGCTTGGGCATTTGTCACCGGTGTGGTTATACCACATGTGAATGTAATTGTTTCCAATCGTCCTTGACGGCTAATATAGCTAATGGGCACAACTATGTTCTGCATTTCTTCTGGATTGATAATGTATTCAAGTCCATTACTTGCACGAACATAAGTTCTAAAAGTTCCCACTGGGATGCTGGAGAATACGCCGTCACCAAATGTCAGCGTAATTTGATCGTTGACTCTGCTGGTAATAGAATACAATGTTCGCTGGTCAGGAGCCAACTGCTCAACTGCTCCAGCAAAAATATTGTTAACAAATGTCCATTCAGAGGCAACACTACCCACATCATCTAGTTTGTATAACCAATGATCTTGTTCGTTACAACCTTCAATATTGATAGCAACTGTTCGATTGGGAATTGCTTCAGCTAAGTTAAAATCTTGATTCTGCAACACTCCTTGTTTGAACAAGAAAAAGAATCCAGTGTTGTTACTGCCAAAACCCAGGCCATCATTTCGATACAATATGTTAAATGCACCATTTGGTTGTGGTGGTGGCTCATAGACATAAGCTTTACCAATGCTGGTTGCACTGGTAACCTCAAACGGCATGTTGACACCATCCACTACTGCGGTGTACGGAACCACTGGTAGATAGCCCGGAACTAAATTAACAGTATATTCATCGGTGCCAACGCCAAGGATTGTTTGTTTATTGCCCGGGCGACCAAATTTTTGGCTTGCGAGCAGCGACGAGTTAACAATAGTTGTAAATTGTTCTAGCCAGTTGGGGTTGGTTGGATCATTCCAGTCAATAGTTACATTGGCCAAGTTAATGCCATTGTAATCAACCACACTTTCAGTTGTGCTAACTGAAAATACCTTTAGATATCCCTGAGACGAGGTGTTACGCTTGGGTGTGTAACTGACCAAATTGGCCAGGCGCACAACTGAATCTCTTCGTTCAGCGGTGTCTAGGAAGTTTTCACGGGTATTGAGATCATTGCGGAATGCCAGTGCCTGTCCCATAAACGCCATGACATCAAGCAATGCAATAAACTCGCTTGACTCAATGTAGTCGTTAAATGTTTCAGGGTAGTAAAGACGCAGGTAGTCAACAAAGCTCTTGCGTAATGTCTCAAAATCGTAGGATTGGAAGTCGGCTTCTCTATAAGTTTGATAGAGTCTCTTCCAGTCTTCTACACCAAATATTGCGGTTTGTCGTGTTGTCTTGGCCATAGTATCTCGTTGTTTGAGTATTTATGGCCCAAATAAACTATGTACTTTTAGATAAAGCTTGCACGTCGAGATGTTTGATCAAAAAATAACGACAACCGTTCTGAAGTACTGCTTGGAACTATCATCACTTGTAGTTCGATCAGCACACCATTGTCTTGCGGGTATACTTGTGCATCTGAAATAAAAATTCGTGGATCGCCGCCGGCTACTCGTTGTAGTTCAGCTAGTATCCTGGCTGAAGTTTCTGGTATCTGACTTTCAAATACATAACTCCAGATATTTGTTCCATACTCGGGCTTTCCCACTAGGTCGCCTGGCTGAATGTTTAGTGCGTTGGAAAGATCACGTTTGACCAATTGGGCATCAGTCAGTGTGAACTTTTTGTTTTGATTGATAGTGTTAAAACCAATAAATGTAGGCATAGTGTATTTATTGTGTATTATGTGGAGTACGTTATTGGAGGGATCTTTGAATCTCCAAGAGCTGCATTGATTGCATTGTCAACAGCTTTTCTATTCACTGTGTTAGCTGCGTATCTAGCCGGAACTGCACCGCCACCGCCGCCAAACAGCCCGCCAATTGCGCCAAGGCCACCAAGATTACCTAGACTGCTTAGTCCTAGACTACCCAAGACATTTCCAAGCCCGCCTGATAATAACCCGCCAAGTCCGCTACCACCTAGTAGTCCAGTTATTCCCGACAAACCGCTTAAACTGCTAAATTGGTCTCCAAGTCCGCCAAGTCCTCGTAACGGTCCAACAATATCGCCTAGGGCTGCTGTAACCTGGCTAGTCACCTCAGTTACTGCGCCCGACAGTTGCCCAGTGACTTGTCCAATTACTTGATTTGCTTGGTTGCTTAC